AATATGTACTCTTTTGCTTGAGTAGTCAACTCATCTTCAGATGCGATTCGTGGTTCTGTTGGCTTTACCCTCGCCATTGTGCCTCCTAGTTTCTTCCTGTAAGGAAACTTATCAAACTTCCAACTGTCATGTCAATTCCGCCTTTAGAATTGATTCCAGCCCCATCAAGGACTGCATCTGCTACGGCGTTCTTTTGTTGGAGCATGTCATGTTGTCTTACTTCTATTGAGTTTTCCATGATCATGTCTTGAATAATCACAGTTGGCCACCTGCTAGATGCTCTTTTGATTCTTCCGTTTCGTTGTACAGATAGTCCTGCACTCCATGGAAGGTCGTAGTTAATTAGTAGGTTGGCATTTGGCAAATCTACACCATAACCACCCGCATCAGAGGAAATGAACACGCGACACGCGGGATCAGTTAAAAACTTCTCTTTACTAGCCTCTTTTTCTTTGGCATCCATAGACCCTGTGTAAAGGGTGCCACCCACTAACTCCTGAATTTTTACAAGCATTCCTACATAGGAGGTAAAAATAACAACTTTGGCATCTGGATCAGTATCTAAGTGGTCTTGGACATACTCTTTAAGAACCATCAATTTATGGGATTTTTTAGAGTTCAACAACTCTCGTTCTTTTAGGCTATAGGCATAAGCACTGCCTTCCCCATTTTGCTCTTCAAACTTGGTGGCGCTATCTATGAGTAGTTCTGGATGATCACACAACATTCTTAGTGCAGTAATTTTGCTCATGATAGAACCCCGCATAGCATCCGCTGGTCCACTTTGTTTGTTTTCGTGGCCATAGTGCGCCATCAACGAAAAGTTTGCTCCCAACAACTGCTGGGCCTCAATTAACTCGTTGCATAACTCTTCTGATATGTACTTGTAAAGTTTTTTGTTGTCACTATCAAACGGAACAACTATAGGATCTCTGTAAATAGTGTCAGGAAGATAAGGGGCTACATCTTCGTCTGTTTGTGTTTTTCTTACTGAAGCCTGCTGAACCTTTTGGTGAAATAAAGGTAAATTTCTATAGCGTTGTACACCTCCAAAATGATTTCGCACGATAAACGTCTGATCAAAAAGGTCAAATCTTCCAAGTAGATTAGGATCGACAAATTGCATAATCGAGTACAGTTCTTCTGGGCGTCCGTTCTCAATAGGTGTACCAGTCAGCGCAAACCTAACCTTTACATCTTTTGAGAGTTGTTTGACCTTCTTGGCCCTTTGGGAACGGAAGCCTTTTATAGCGGTTGCTTCATCACATACGATTGCATCCCAGTTAATCTTGCTAACGATATCCCAGTCATTAACTATGGCTTCGTAGTTGCATATTAAGTAGTCAGTATTTTCAGACCATTGTTTTTCACGTTTGATTTTTGACCCGTCAACTACTGTTGAAGATGAATCAGAAAACTTTGCTATTTCTTTTTGCCACTGGTATTTAAGACTTGATAAACAAATGATTAATGTTGGTCCTGTTATATCTTTGTTGTCTCGAAGTTGTTCTATCGCAGCAATAGACATCGCTGTTTTTCCAAGACCCATTTCATAGGCAACTAACATGGTTTTGCGATCAACCATCTTGGCTACTGCCTCAACTTGATATGGTTTTAAAGATTTTTTAAAAGACATTATTGTCAGGATTATCTACGGGGGTAGGGGCAGTGAGTAAGGTTCCGCAGTCATCGCATTCAGCATCTGTAAACCATAATGCGATGTCATAGTTTTCAAACATTGCTTTTATCTTCAATACTAAATGCCCACAGTTAGGACAGGCATGTGTAGGAACTCCTCGTGCGTCTAGCGTCATGCGTAGGCTTCCTTACCGTAGATCATGTGTTTAGCAGTTTCTAAGCCACGCTGTATTTGCTTTTCAGACATGTCTCCGACGTCTTTTACGTCAATACCTGTGTAATTAAAGTACCTAAGATCAAATCCATATTTGCGAGAAAATACTAACATCTGTTCTGATGCCTTTTTTCCTGCTTGGTCGTTGTCAAATGCAGAAATGATACTTATCGCTCTGCGCATTAACTTACCTTGTTCTTCACTAATGATTGCGCCATATGTGGCGATAGCGTTGTACCCCAAGCCAGTAAGACGAACAGCGTCCAAAGGAGATTCGACAACCCATAATGGTTTAGACTCGTCAAGAATCTGTACGCCAAAGACTGTCTTAGACTTCTTTACTCCTGGTGGATAGTTTCTAAAAAACCTTCCTGTTGCGCCCTTTTCTTGCCATCCCCAAAGAGAAAAATCATCAGGCTCTCTAATCGGCAAAATCCAAGCGTTGTTTTTAGGATCCCAAAGAACTCCATGAGAATTTACTGCCTCTCGTGTGAGGAACCTCTTCTTGAGTTCTATATCTGGAACATCAGTAAACACGGCTAAACGGGCTTCTGACATGCCAATAGGCTCTTCTGGGACAATGTACTGAGGAAGGTCTTTCAAGCGCTGTAACAGGGTGTCAAGGGGCAGTTCTGTCTTCTCTTTGAGGAAGTCCTGGATATCAAAATGATCCAGCCCTTTAAGATCTCGAACAAGGGTGTACATATTGCCCTTGTACCCACAAGAAAAGCAGAGATGAACACCTGTCTCTAAGTTAACCCACCATGAAGGGCTGTGATCATCGCTACCTGTGCGAGCCTTATGCATTGGGCATAGCCCGTTAACTTCGTTGCCTCGTTGAGCAACCATAGTCACATCAAGGTTTAGAAGAACCTTCTCAACGTCCATTAGCGGTTCGCCATGTACTTAAGGCAGAACTGACATTTAGACATTTCGTCTTCATCGTGAAAGCACCCTGTTTCCCAGTTCCAGGTAATAGGAGTTTCTGTTGGAGGGCAGTTACGGCTAGAAACAATGCGAAGTTTTCTTACTTCTTCATCTTCTTCGACAGGCTCTAATCCCAAGATAACATCTGAGTCTTGGAAGAATGAGGATGAGTAACCAATAGAATCAGCAGTAACTTTTCCTCCACGCATTTTCCATAGCAAAGTCTGAGTAGTAATAATTACTGGCTTGTTAATCTTTTGCGCCAAGCGCTTTAGTCCTCGAGTAATGTTTGTAATTGCCTGTGGGGTGTTCATCTCTCCTGAGACTTCATCAAGCATCAAGTACACACCATCAACAAACACAACATCAGGTTTTGTTTGCTGAATCTTTGCTGCTAACGATGAGACTGTCAGACCATTTACAGCGTCAATCAAGTGAAAAGACTGCATAGTTTCAATTCGATTAAGCGAGGTTACATAGCGAGCATCTTCTGCAGGCTGCAACTTTCCTCGACGCAAACGTGTATGGGATATGTTTGCTCTAATAGCGTCGTGACGTTGCTGTTGTTCGTGGTTGTTCATCTCGAAGGACTGAAACATTGGAACTTTGCCACTCTCGTGAACATTGATCGCAATCTTCAAAGCAATTTGAGATTTACCAGTCTTTGGTGGGGCGATGATAGTGATGAGTTGTCCGCCTTGAAGTCCAGCAGTTGCTTCATCAATCTTTTCAAAACCTGTAGGTATACCTAGAAATTCTTGGTTCTGAAGTGCTTGGTATTCCTTGTATCTTTCTTCTACGTTTTTAGAAAGATCAATCTCATGTGTACCAAGAACACCTTGCTCGCTTACCTTTGTAAGCGTTCCCTCCATAGCGATGAGGGCTGCTTCGTGGTTGTTTTCTTGCAAGTTCTCAATCGCAGACTCTAACCCTTGACGAGTTATTAGGTTGCGACGAAACGTCACCATCGTGTCTAATAGGTAATCAATGGTGTCTTCTACATCTAAGACTTTGTAATTTGGGTAGTGGTCTTTTACAACAACAGCAGTAGGCACTTCGTTGTACTCGTTGTAGTGCTGTACAACAAATTCCCACACTCTGCGGTTATCGTCATCAAGAAACCAATTAGGTTTTACATTTCGTTGGAGGGCTGGAGTTATATCTCTGTCTCGAACTACTTTACTTACTAAACGATGCTCATTATCTGCTGCCATTACGCCCCTCCTACAAGTTTTCTAGTTCTACTCCCCAAGATCCATACCGAGCGACTCTACCAGGTAAATCAATTACGCCTTTAAAGTTTGCTCTATACGGAAGATCATCAATAAAGTTATCGATGTCTGCGTACAACTCAGCGTAGTTAAACGGGTTAGCACCACGCCTATCTAGCCTCGCCATAAAGTTATCTAAGTGTTCTTGAGTCCAGTCATCGGTCTCATACGCCGCTAGTTCAAGCGATAAACCGTACTTGTTTCCCAAATCCCACAATTGCTTTAACGCCAAAGCGTTAAGCCTTGTTATTTTTCTTTCTTGTGTTGTCCTAAGAAGTTTCTTTGTTTCCACCAACTCACTGACAGCAACAACGTCAATAAGGACAATAACACGAGGAGGCGTTTCGTTCGAGATGTCACCATTTTTCATATAACCTCAATAGTAGAGTACTTCAAAACCAGTTCTCTAAACTTTACAGGATCTTCTATTGCATCAGCAACAGCCTCTTCACTAACCCCTTTAGGAATGCTGATGGCGTAACGTCCATTGTTGATTTTGCTTTTTACATTTACGTACTGAGTGTGCTTGCATGACCCACGCTTACCCCATACAGGGCATGTGCATCGTGTGTCTTTGGTTTCAGTATCGATCTCAACCTCAAACACACCCGCACCTTGATCAGAGATGAACATTTGGATAGTACGCCAGGTAGTCTCCATGCTCATCCCTTTCACTGTTGGCCTCGCAAATCTGAACCAATGATAGGAACCTGTACAAAGGCTTCTTGAGCAAAACTTGCCATAGCCTCAGAGTACTTGGCTTCCCAGTTCTCAAGTTTAACATTTGTAGTCACGATTGTTGGTAAAGCCTTGTCGTATCTTAGGCGAAGAATCTCATCAAAAGATGCGTCATCGTACTTAGATCCGTACTCTTTACCTAGATCGTCAATCACAAGGATGCGAACATTTAACCAGTCAAACTTAGAACGACCATGAAATCCGTCTAGTTCATCAAGAACTTTTTGATCTGGATCATTGCCAAAAGTAGATTTCTTTAGTGAAAGAAACTCTGGATAAGTTAGGTAATGGATAGGGCGAAAACTCATACCAAAGTCTGAGTTTTTAATCCCTAAGATTTTGCAGACTAGTTCATCGTCATCAGGTAAGCGCCTAATAACCTCCATAGCAGCAACAACTGCATGGGTTGTCTTACCGATTCCTGGACCTCCGTCGAACAACAGACCGACTCCGTTAGTTCCAAGGTTGCCGATGTTCTTTACGGCATGACCTTCTACAACAGAGTCGATCCAATCCTTAATCTCATCAGGAAAGTATCCAGTCTTTTGAACTATGTCAGATGGCTCTAACCCAAGAAGTCTGCGTGGGATATTCGAAGTGCGAAGTAGCCAGTGTCTCTTAAGAGAAGATAGTTGGTTGATGTCGTACATCTAGGCCTTGAAGTTTAGTTCGCCGTAAAATGAAACAGGCTTTCCTTTGGCGTCTAGTTCTTCACCAGCAACCATTTTGACACTCTTACGAGGAGTCATCTCAATCACCTTTGCTTTGATCCAACGCTTACCTGCTGATGCGTTCTTCCATGCGGTTTCAAAGGAGGCTGCTTCTGAATCAGGAATTGAGTTAAGATTTTGAAAACCCTGCAGTGGAGTAACGAGACTGACATTTGCCAACCATGCACCACCCTGTTCAGTGTTGAGTTTTAATGTTGCTGTAAATGTCTTTGTTACTTTCTTAGCCATGGTGCTCCTCGTGTGATTAGGTGAATCGATAATGCTGTGGTTAGTACTACCAAAATATATCCAAAGATATCTTTCATGTGTTTGCCCCTCTTAAACGCTTTTCATGACGTTCATACTGTGCACGACCTGCCATTGTGTTTTGGAATACACGACCGTCGCTTGCAGTGAGGACACTAGCAGACGGTTTCTTACTTTCGTCAAACTCGTTGCTGGAGATGCGTGGTAGACCAAGGTTCTGCCGTGCTTGGTTCATTTTAGTGCGGAACGATGCAAGGAAGCGCTTGTATAAAAACGGCGCTTCATCTCCAACATCTCTAAAGTTCTGCTCATCCGCCATGAACAGGCGCAAGAGTTCTAACTCTAGGAGTGGGGTGGTTTGATACTGACTTCTGAATTTGGCAAGTGCTCCTGAGAGTTGTTTGACGTTAACGGTTCCTGGTAGGAGCGGGAACTTGCGGCCAACTCTGTAAGAGAACTCAGCAGCAACGTCCATCGCAGTCCACTCATGCTCTGGTCGCTTTCCACGGGTTCGTGGATCTGTTTTTCTGATCTTAGGCTGTGGCGTATCTCGACTTTCAACGAGGCCAAAACCTGCGAGATCTTCACCGTCGTCATAGCCTTTCATAGGAATTAAGATTTCCCTTCGAATCGTAGATTCAAAATCTTTTAATTTATTACTACTTGTAGTACTGCTATCTTGTATATCTACAGTATTACTATCTGTCACCATATCAGGTGAGAATGGGTAATCTACCGTCAGTTGGGAAACTTCAGATGGGTAGTTTACCGTCACCTTAGATGGGTAATCTGACGTTAGTTGGTAAATGTTTTTTCCCTTGTAGCCATTTGCCCGCTTGGTGTTGGTGACTGTGAAGAACCCCTTGGCTTCTAGGGCCTTAAGGGCATCTCTGACGGTTCGGTCAGATGCTTTGCCAGTCTGACTACCCAACTCGGCTACAGAGGCCTGTAAACGGCCGTCAGAGCCCGAATTTAAGCACATATAGGCAAGCAGTCTGAACTGATAATCGGTGATATCAGCAGAAAAGGCGCCCTCAGGGATGTTCACGGGCGAAACCTACTCCTCAAAAGGGTCGATGTCATCGCGACCCTCCACCTCGTTAAGATGGGCGTTGACCTCCTCAGAGATCAATCGGACAACCTTGTTGGCTATGTAGCCAGCCATCAGTTCGACCAATCCCATGAAAGTATCTTCGATTGCATCGAGGATCTCATCTTCTTCAAGGTCGCCGCCATGGTCTATCTCGATTACGTCCAGACCATCCATGATGTTCCACGTCTCTACGCCGTAGTCCTCGACCGAGTGCAGGGCTGTGTGAGCCTCAGGACTGTCGTCCCAAGCAATTGCTAGGACGTCATCGGGAATGTTGATCATCTTGATCACTTCCTTGATTGGGTTTCCTACCTTGGTAAAGTTCTTTGAACCTTTAAGGATTGAATCTGTAAAGTCGCTGGACTCTGAGAAGTAGGCGTGAAAATCTAGGCCGTGTTTCTTGATGACGTTCCAAACGCTTTCGACAAAGACACGATTGCTTGTTACAGGAAAAAGTATAAACGGATCCTCATACATGGATACCAGTTCATCTAACCCTGTAGACACATCAATGTCCTTAAAGCACACTACAGAAATACGTTTCATAGACGAGGCAACTTTCTGCGTGCATCCACAATGACTGGCGTATTTAGCCACTTGAGGATTACAGCAGAAACGAATGTGGCCGCTGGAACAGCGACATATGACTCTTTGTTCCAATACCCAAAAAGGTAAAGACCAAGAGTGCTTAGAGGAAGTGTTAGAAACTTATGACCAAAGTTACTGCCCCAGTAATCAAATGTTAAAAGCCCAAAGAACTCAACAGCGTAAGAGACCGCTAGTCCTGTAATTCCGACTGCTATAAGAAGGTTAACCATGGCCGCATACTACACGGTCAGGTTGTTGTACTCCACTGCTGCGTAGGTACGGACACGCCAGAAAACATTTTCTGGTAGCCAGTCACTAATGGTTTGGGCCAAAGCCAATACCTTAAGGTCTTTGTTTACGTACAAATAGGACGGGGAGTTGTGCTCTGTACCTGACCACACGCATCCAAAAGACGAAGGGATAGAGCCGTCGATGTAGTCTGTAGGGGAAAAGTTTGGAGACTGTGTTGGGTTGAATCTAAAGGTGTTCTCGAACTGAACACAATCAATATAGAAAGTTCCAGCACCTCCTGAAAACACTACTTCGTAAGTGTCTGTAAGTGCATCTGACGCGTCTGTTAGATCGGTTGCGTAAACACGAGTCCAGTTTGCAAACGTTCCTTGTGGGTATGGGTCGTTGTCAATGACATTACCACTTGAATCTCTTCCAATGAACGTCATTGTAATATCTGAAGAGGATTTTACATAAGCAGATCCTGTGTAATACTTTCCAGGAAGTATGTTTGCTTTGTTGGATGTGAGCGTCCAATCACCAGTTGCAATTATTTTTGCACTCTTACTACCTGAGTAAACTTCTGCAGGTACATCGGATACAGTTGAGATCGATGCTGAACCAGATAAAGTCCAATTATCTGTTGCGTTATTTTCAAATGATGGGTTATAAATAAGATTAGATTTATTTGGGTTTAAAAGAACGTCAACAGCACGAGCCTCATCATACGATGCGGTTGCCCCTGCTTGTAGTGAGATGCAGTCGATGTAATACGTTCCAGCGGCTGACCATGAGAAAGTGATTCCTGCATATGTAGCATCAGAGTTGTTAGCAGAAGGAACAGCAACACCTGACTCAGTATCGGTAGATGTTCCTGTGTAAGAGTTGGTTATTGTAAATGTGGTGGATGTAACGGATGTTATAGCGACGTTAGTTACATTAAACCCTGAAGTCGTAAAACCAGTAACTGTAACGTGTTGACCCACTGTCAATGTGTGTGCTGCGGGTGTTGTGTACACGATTGATCCAGATGATCCAACCGCACTAGATACAACTGTGCTGTAATGAGAGTATGCGGTGGCGGTGTATGTGATATGACCCCAAGTACCTGTGGCGTTTGTACCTGATGCAGGAGTTAAATCAGAACCAATCTGAAAACCATTTCGATCATAAAACTTTAACGCAGGTTTTATTGATCCAGCACTTGATGGTGAAATGATTTGAGCAGACAAGGTGTACTGAGTTCCAGGAACAATGGGAACACCTTTTAAGATTGGGGAATCAGCACCCAAGGTCATAGAGCCAGCACCTGATGCAACGATTTTGCATGAGTAATCTAAGTCTATGTAATTGGAAGTCAGTTGAGGTACAGGAGCCTCATCAGTACTAGAACTGATAGTGGCATTGGTAGCAATCCAATTGCCAGTTCCGTTGTAAAACGTAGAATCTTGAACACTAAGAAGTAAGTTACTTGAGACGGTAATTGTTGGAGAGTAGTTAGTTAAAGACTCTACATAAGTAGAAAGGCCGTTTAACGTGCCTTTGTTAGCGTACATGTAAAACGCTTCACGAACTAACTGCTTTTGGCTTTTGATAGACATTCCAGGCTCTGGTGTGAGTCCAAAGTTTTGCGTTTCCAAAGGAAGCAAAGTTACTGGGGTGCTTAAGCGAGTATGGTCTGGCAAAAGCAGGTCTAAGAAAGTCAAAGATTCATCTAATGTAAAGCCAATACCATCAACAAACGAATACAGGTTTGAAGAAGTGTCTGGTTCCCCTAGAGGAGTTTGTTCTTTGCTTGTGAAAACTCGAGGCAGATAGTTAATTAAAGATTTAGTACTTCCATGCATAGAAGGCACAACGTCAAATACGGCACCAGCAGGAACCCATACATTGTCTGACGTAAATAAAAACATTGCATAGTAGATAGGTTTTCCAGGAACTATTGGTATGCCTGCGGTGTCTTCGATTCCTCCACCGTCGTTAAACGTAGTTTTTGTAACTGATGAAGAAAGTTGTTGCCAAACTATTACACCATCTTCTGCAGTTTCAGGAAGACTGTTTTGATTTCGGACAAGGCGAATAGCAGAATAGGTTCCTGAAGGAGGTTGCCAGTTTACAAACACCTCTGTTGGATACACCACAGTAAGTGACATGGGTGATACGGAGTTAGGTACTTGGGTTGTTTGACCATAAATACTTTCTCCATATACTGCTACATCATAATTAGCCACTACTTAGTCCTTATGCTCCGATGAGTAGAAGTGGGTTAATGCTTGCCTCTGGAGTTGCCCAGGAAGCAGAAGTTCCATCTGTGGTTAGGTAGTTGCCAGCCTGACCCGATTGACTTGGAAGAGCATTGATAGTTGACCATGTATAGTCATAATCTGTTCCTGAAGATTTGGTAAGAACTTGACCAGTTGTTCCACCTGTTGGAGCACCTGCAAGCAACGCTTCATTAATTCCGTACTCAATATTGGCAAGACGAGCCTTGAGAGTAGGCCAGTTAGTTGTGGTTTTATCAAAGACACCAATCCAACCAGATCCCGTTGCAATGTTGGTTCCAAGGTTAGACTCAACGGCGCTTACTTCATTTTGTAGGTCATTAACGTCTGCAGCCTGAACTGTAGTGATGAAGTTCAGTTTAGTGCTGAAATCGTTCTTAACGTTACTTGGGTAATACGCAGTCATGAGTCTGCCTTTCTTGCTCTAGAATTCTATTTTCTCGTTTTTGTTCTTGGTTTACTGCATGAACCGTGTTCGTATTATGCGCCCATAACTAAAAATAACCCTGAAAAAAGGTCACCAATATCCACAGATGCTGTTCCAACAGATCCTTGTACACCTTGTGTTCCAATTCCTGTAGCGCCTTGTAAGCCTTGAACTCCTTGTACTCCTTGAGTTCCTTGAATTGCAGACCCTTGTACTCCCTGAGTTCCTTGGGGGCCAGTTGTTCCATCTGTTCCCTGTGTACCTGTAGAACCAGCAGTTCCCTGTACACCCTGTGTACCTGTTCCGATTACACCTTGAGTACCTTGGACACCCTGTAATCCTTGTGTTCCTTGGTAACCTTGCAATCCTGTTGCGCCTAATGTTCCTTGGGTACCTTGTGCACCTACCGAACCCGTTGCACCAACAGCACCCTGTACGCCTTGCGTACCTGAGTAACCTTGTAATCCGTAAGGTCCTTGAGTTCCAATTGCTCCCTGCAAACCTTGTACACCTTGAACACCCTGTGTTCCAGATCCCATAGATCCCTGAGTTCCCAAAGAACCCTGTACACCTTGGGTTCCTTGAGTACCAGACCCAGTAGACCCCTGTATACCTTGGCTACCCGATGAGCCTTGCGCTCCTGAACTTCCTTGTGTTCCTTGAATGCCGTGACCAGCAATAATTCCTTGAACAGTGTTTTGTAACGAGTATAAAGTTGTTTGTAATGAGTATTCTTTTTGCGCCAAAGCAATCAAGGTTGCTGTTATGTCAACCTCTTGAGTTCCGTCATTTTTTGTTACTAAAACTATTTCGTGATTTATGTTGTTTAAACTGGTTGCATTAGATAGTGCTTTTAAATATAATTTTTTATTACTTCCTTGGTTTTGTCCAAAGGTACCTAACCAAATAGGATACTCAGGATCTCCGCCAATGTAAGCAACCCACACACCCTGACCAATAACAGGAACATCAGGTGAGGTACTTGCAGGATCAATAGGCCAAGCCCAGTCAGTTACCTCTGACCCTGTAGTTTGTGGGATAGACAGACGTAATCTACGTTGATGTTGTGGATCGTTGTTGTCCTGAACAACACCTCTATAGATTCCGTAATGTCTTTTAATATCATCCACTACATCGTTCCAATATTGATATTACTTACTTGGAATCTAAAGATCTCATTTGGAGAACCAATAAGAGTTGAATAGGCTGTAAATGCTCCAGTACCTGTTGCAGTTCCACTGGACTGAGTACTGGCAACTGTGAAATGAGTTGAATCTGCAACTGTTGTTACTGGGACTGCTGTCACGTTATACCCACTAGGACTAAAGCCAGTAACTGTAACCGTTGATCCAGCACTTAAACCATGTGGAGCGCTGGTTGTGTAGGTTATTGATGTCCCAGAAGCAGCAGCAGATGTAATAGGTACACCATAACGGTATAGCCCTGTTACTCGTGCAGTCTTTACTCCAGGTAACGAATTTACTACTGCCTCAATATCTTGAGGGTAGATGGTTTGTTGAAATGACAATCCGTTATAACCGTAAACTACAGATAGCGTTGAAAGGATTAAAGAAGTTACATCTGAGGCTTTGTACTTGGGATCAAGAGCATATGTTAAAGAAAGAACAACATCTACATACGTTGGTGGTTGAACACTAAGAGAACTGCCAATTAGTAGTTTGTCTGCCATGTATGCAGATACGTTACTTGCCAATGTAGTGTATTCAGAAGAAGTAGTTCCATCAGGATTTAATCCTGGCTGTAGATCTGTAGTTCCAGCATTTCGTGTGGGTGCAATGTACAGAGTTACTGATGACCATACCGCAGCATTTGCGTTTGCTTTTCCTACGTTGTTTACGCTTAAAGCAAGGTCAGCATAATCTTTTTTGGTAACAGCACGGTTAGCAGCACGCAAAGATGCTGGTGCAGAGATGCGAATTTGGTCTGTGCTTTCTGGATCTGAACCAGCAATAGCAGCAGATGTGTTGGTTACTGTGATAGTTCCCTTAAGTGCAGTGACTTGTGTGTCTGTAAGTCCAGGAACATAACTAATATTTGTAGCAATATTTGTACCAATGTTTCCAATATCTCCCCCACCAACTGTATACGCGGCTCTGATTTGAGAGTAAGGAACAGGAATAGCGCCCGCTACACCGTCACCAAAACTTACAATGATGTTGTTGTTTTGATCAAAAGAAGTTGTGTATACAAGATCTGATGACCCGTAGTCAGTAATATGTTGTACCTCAGTCCACTGAGAGTAAATGTCTCCATCCTGTACAAACACTGTAATACTTCCATCAACAACTGGTGAGTGTAAAAGCATGTACGATTGATTTGGAGAACCATCTGAAGTACCGATAAGTTCTCCATATGTAGGTACGGCAGATGGAGAAACTAGAGTTATTAATTGACCTTCTTTTGCAAGAACAGTATTTGAAGTTCCACTTACTACAGTTACATCTGCAGTAGTTGTAAAGTAAAGTGTTTGTACAACATCTCCTGTTGTAACTTGACCTGATACCACTGTTCCTTGACCCAATAGTTGGTCTGTGCTTCCAGAGTTAGTAAATGTAAGGTTAACCAAAGCCTGACGATAGCCCGCTGGGTTGTACCCAAAAGTTTGAGCAATGTTAAGAACACTATTTCGTTGAGTCGCAGTGTAAATAGAGTTTTCGTTAGCGTTACGGTCAATGTAATAAGAAATAAGATCGCCCATATAAGCCATGGCTTCTACAAAAGCAACACCAAAATCAGCAGGATCAGCAGCAGTCCAATTTGGGATACGGGCTTGAATTCGTGCAATTAACTTCTCTCTAATAGAGTAGTAATCTCTCGAGGTGTAGTCAACGGATACTGGTATGGTAGAAATTTGTGTGGTCACAATATCTCCTCGTATGGTGGGTTAGATCCTGCTAATGAGAGAACGCCAAGAGTAGTTGTTACTGGTGTGCTATTTGGTAATTGATAACTGATATTTGCTGTAACAACATTTGTGTAGGTATCTACATCTATAGTTACGTCAGTTAGTAGCAAAGTTGGCAATTGAGAATTAAAAGCCTTTTCAATCTCAATCTTAATTTCTGATGCAGCATCGTCTTCAGCATCAAACAACGCATAAGGAATTAATGTTCCAAACGTAGGGCGCATCACTCTTTCACGAACCGCTGTCCCAACAACCGACTTAACTCTATCTGCCCACATAACTTCTTGACTTTGGGTAAAAGCAACCCGTCCAGAGTAATCAATCGTAAAAGGAAGGGTTACGGCAACTTCATTAGCCATTATTTACCTACCCATCTTCTTGGAACAATATTAAAACCAGTATTGGTCTGGTCAATTAACGCGGTTGCGGTGCTCAGTGTATAGGAATTAGATGGGTTGGTTCCTGATGTAGGGTAATTAAGGTTTACTGCAGGAACAGTCCCTGCAGACGATGGGCGTGTAGCACTTGGCTGGTTTGTTCCCACTCCATCAGTAGCACAAGAAAATTCAACCGTGTATTTTCCATCGATAGTCATCTCATGTTTAGACGAAGTGACTATCCAAAAACCATCAGAACTTGTGCCTGTGTATCTAACCTCAATAGTTCCCCATGGAGATACCCGTGGATCCCCTTGAGCAGAACCTTTTCCAGGAATTGAAAGTCTAGATAAATGGGCTTTTCCATCTGCTAAAGCCTTAGCCATAGCATCGCTGTTAGCCACTACACCAGACTCAACTTTAGAGAACAAAGGAGCCTTTACGTTTTGGCGTATAGGCGCTCCCACCTGGTGTGGAGAGGATTTTGATGTGTATATTTTTCCTGTAACTGGGTCTACTCCAGAAACTATTTTATTACTTCTGTTATTTGCTTTCTTTTCTACATAGTCTCCAAGTTTAGATTCAAAAGCGTCAAGGGTTTGAACGTCAAATACAGAGTTAGAGTTAGTAAATGGGTCTAGAAATGCCAGTATCGGGATAGTAGTCATGAACTGATCAATCATCGTGTCAATAGGGTGAAAGTGAAGTTCTGTACCTAATACTTGAACTCCATATCCAATTTTATTTGCAAGTTCTACAAGTTTTTCCCAATATGTATGGCCGCTCATTGAGATCTGGCTAAACTTAACTGTGCTTGGTGTTACTACAGGTTTTAAGTAAAACTTTTTAGCAATGTCTGTAGCAACTTGAGAAGCAGTTGTGTTTGTCCATATCTTTGTTGCCTCCTCTTTAAAAGGGTATGAACCACCTACACAAACAATCTCTACATACCTATTTAAAACCTGTGTTGTTGGGTATTGAATGTGGGAAACATACCCTATAAAATTTTTATTTACTTTGTCGTTTCTCCAAGAAACTTGAACTGGTGTTCCTGTTTTAAAAGACTCAACAATTAGCGTACTAAAGTATTGAAACCTAAGAACCATAACATCATGGCTATTGATGTTCTGTGTTAAAGTAATTTTACGAGGTTGAGTGTTAAAACTAGGGTAGTCAGGAAATGACACTGAATAGTTATTAGCAAATTTACCTTGACGTTGCGGATCACGCACTTGGCAACCTCAACAAAGTTCCTGGAGCAATAGATGTTGGGTCAATTATTTCTGGATTTAAATCCATAATTTTCCACCACAACTGTGGATTTCCTAAGAACTTATTAGCCAGAGTATCTAAGCGATCTCCATCTACCCATTCATATGTATAAAACTTAGTAGCGTACACTGGCCAATTACGCAAGATCATTACATGGTATGCCTGTCGATGTTCATCCCATGCTTTAGGTATAGTTCCATCAGCGTTTGTTACAGGGTTGGCGTATCGGCTATCTGCGTAAATTGTCATTTTCCACCTGCTGCTGCTGTAGATGCTGCGTTATAAAGTACTGAGTTGTCGTAGTAACGAGTGCATGTAATGTTTACAGTAGTAAATATTGGAACCATTCTCTCGTTAAAGATAGCATGGTTTATGTCCAAAGAAGATACTCGAACAAGGTAACGAAGGTTTGCTCCCAAGTGTAACTCTACTGGAATTGGCATTAACCAACCTTTGTCCGCTGTAATGATGTTGCCTACACTCGATTTGTATTGTGAGTTATATCCTCCTGTAGCCTTAAATAAATACTCAAGGTCATACATAGTTCCACGCTCATAGATCAGACCTCGTTCAGAAGCCGACACAGTTTGTGGATACGGGGAAGTATTTCCAGTCAAAAACTCACCAGTTTTGTCTTTTATGTACATCATGTCTTCGATACGGTTGAGTATTAAAGAGAATGTAACTGTGCTGGCAAGAAGTCCATTACCAATTGCTGTAGCAATATCCGCACCAGACTGCTCAAACTGAGGAGAAAAACTTTCTACAATTCCCCAAGACATTCCCACAGAGGTTGGGTTGTAAAGAAACTTAAATCCATACGGAGTTGTATCAGCAGGTAACCCAGATGCCGCAGTTCCTTTGGTAAGTACGCTGGCATCAGCAGCCAAATTTTGGCTCATTTGAATGACGCCTTTGGCTCCTTTGAACTTACCATCTTTGTCTGGTTGCCAGGCCAACTGTGCATGGTCCCAGGCTCCTGGATTAGTGATAAGCATGTCATTTTTTGCGGACAATACTTGAGGTCCAAACTTCAAGTACGAAGATGAAGTCATTGGAGCGTTGTATGTGTAAGGCTTTGGATCACCCACAACTGCTGGTGGGGGCGTTCCTCCAGGTCCACCAGCCCCAGCACTAGTTACTGCGGGTGCAGGTTTTCCTGCAGCGTTTGCAGCCGTTGCTTTAGCCAATGCATCTTGATCTATTTTTAAAGTAGTTTTTGCAGTTTGTTCGGCTTGGTTAGCACTTGTTAAATCTGAGGTGGTTTGTTGTGCTTCTTTTACTACTGCTTGCCATTTGTTGTACGCTGCTTGTACTGATGTTTGGATACTGCTACTTAAAGTAGTTATATCTACAGTTCCTTTTGGATTGTTTACAGGTTCAGAGATGTTGTACTCGTGTAACAAACCAAGGTACAAGTTGTACTCTGTTTGTGCATACGTGTTTTCATCGTCTAGTTTGCTAACTAAATCACTTACTTTTTTAACAGCAGCATCGTACGTAGTCTTTTGCGTTATGACTGCTTGAAAATCATTATTAAGGATTTGTTGATTTGCAGCAAGTTGAGCAGAAGATAACCCAGTATTTGCTCCTGGTCTTGTAGTGTTAGGACTTACTTTTTTAGTACCCATTATCTACTTCCCATCATGGAGATGCTGTTATTCTCTTCAAGAATGCTCTGCACTTTTTTAGCAAACCTAACTGCTTCGTCTTGGGAAGCCTGTGCAATGTTCACTGTTATCTGAACATTAGTTGATCCTCCCCCTCCTCCAGAAGAAGGCATTGAAGCGCCAAATCCAGAAGTTCCACCGCCATAACCAGGTATTTGTGTTCCCCATGGAGAATGGTTAACTGCACTAAGAACTCCAGCAGTGTTGTTACCTGTAGATAGAGCACTTAAAATGGACTTGTAACGTCCATTGTTAATTGTGTCAATGGTTGCCTGCATTCCCTGATTAAAACTTACGTACGATTCAACACCAACACTGTTGATAGGTACGGCCCCTGCTTCTGGTTGTGTTGTGTTTAGAGGATTGTAATGTGCAGAGTTATTCCACTGCCCACCTTCGTACGCCATCCACGTAGTAATAGCAGCAATATTTTGTTGTGTAACTGGTTTTCCTAGGTTAGTAAGAAATTGTTTTGCCCAATCTAATTTGCTGCCAGTAGCAAGGATTGTTCCTGGAGCGTTTACGCTACTTCCAGAAACTGTTTGTGGAGTTCCGCCTGTTCCTGTTAAAAATGCTGCTGGATCAACTGGGTTGTTGTGTCCTTTACGAACTTCAAAGTGAAGGTGAGGCCCAGTGACGTTACCCGATTGTCCAGACTTACCAATTTCTTGACCAGCAACTACTGTTTGTCCAATTTTTACTGACTTACTTTGTAGGTGACCGTACAGTGTTTGGTAGCCGTTACCGTGATCAATTTGAACATACACACCAAAATCTGCGCCAGGAGAATCATCAAAGACAATTCCATCAGCAACAGCCTTTACAGACGTTCCTACAGGAACTGCATAGTCATCACCTGTGTGGTAGTTCTTTGCTCCATTCCACATGCCTGGATCTTTTGCTCCATACATTGTGGTAGGTGCAACTCCAGGAATTGGAGAATTTAATGTTTGTTTTGTGCTTTGACCTGAGTATGGGTGAAGAGCACCCGTGTTTGCTGCTGGAGATGAGTATTGTCCTGGTGTTGCTTGCGCTTGAGAATACGCTCCACCTTTAGCACCAAACGATGCTCCAAATCCACCATAAGAACTTCCACCAGAACCAAAAAATCCAGCAACTCCACCGATCACGGTACCGATAACAGCGCCAGGAGCAGCACCTACGCCAAAGAATCCAGCACCAATACTTGCACCAATTAAAGCACCAGCACCAGCACTAGCGGCAATACTTCCCCCACGAACTACATCTCTACCAGTACTTGTTTTGTTTAACCCTGTTGCATTTCCAAGTTCTTTTCCGCCTTGGCCCATAAGGTATCCCGCACCAGCAGCCGTTGTTGCACCTCCCGCTACTCGCCCAAGAACGCCTGCACTAGTTGATGCTATTCTTCCAGCACTAAGAACTGATGAACCACTGCTGCCTATTGGTATTCCTAGTTTCTCTGCAGCAGCAAGGGCAACCATACCTTCTGCAATATTTTTAATGCCCATCGTAAATCCGCCAATAAGTGAGGTAAGGGCTGAGCCTAACCCAGTTTGACCCAATCCTTGAAGATAGGCTTTTGCTTCAATTACTGACTGGCCAAACTGCGCCATCTTTTGATTTACATCTGTAATAGTAGTTGCAGCGGCTTGGTACCCCTTGATCATAGAGTCTTGAGAAGCCTGCATTAAGTTTGTTTGAGATGTTGTTATTTGTTGCCCTGCAGCGTTAGGGTTTCCTGCTCCAGATAGCGTTGCTAGATCTGCGTTCTTTCCTTGTGCTAATAGCAAGAACTGTGCTTTAAAAAGTTGTTGTTGGTCTGGGGATAAGTTAAGGGCGTTTAAATCTGCGCCAGCAAGACCGTATTGCAAAGACTGTTGAACGGCATTTACGTTGCCTTTTCCACGTCCTTGAAAGATGCGATTAAAAAGTTGACTTGCAATTTGAGATTCAGAAAGTGGATTTCCCTGTTGATCAAACTGGGATATTCCATACTGATAAAGGTTTGCTCCCATAGCGCCAGTCTGTAATCCACCAATAGCGGTAGCAGCGGCTGCATTGCTCATATTAAATTGTCGGTATGCTCCACCAACTTCTCTTATGCTTTGTAGGTATGGACTGCTTCCTGGAGCATACCCGTACTGCTGAGTAAGGATGGCAGCAGCGGCTGCATCATCCCCAATACCTGAAACACCTCTTCCAAATCCTCCGCTAATTGCGCTAAGGGTTGAGGTCTGTAATTGCTTATATCCAAGACCAGTGGTTGAGTATTGTGAGACGGCGTAGTAGTTAGACGCACGAGCAATTGTGGCACCTAGATCAGGTCCTAGTGAATAAGCAGCACCTGCAACTCCTCCAGCAACTTGAGCAGCGCCACCAAGGATTGAGAACTTTGCCACAGTCGGAGACATCCACGGCATAGCGGTAGCGCTTGCACGTTGCTGTTGTGCTGCAGATTGAGGTTGCGAGGCTGGAACCATGTTCTCAGCCACGCCATTACCTGCTGTTGTAAAGTTAGCACCGTCTGTACCAAGATTAACTTTTGTACCTTTGGTAAGATTCTTTTGACCATTTTTTGTAATGGTCTTACGCATTGTGTCAGCCGCTGTTTGGGCAGGTGCAGAGATGTGTTTGATCGTGTCATTGATCTCGCTAAGAGTTTTAAGCGTGTCCTTAAGGGCGTCATTAAGTGACTTAACGCTCGTCACCATACTAGCCATCTGGACTCCTTATCGCTTTTGCCTTGGCTAGTTCTAGCCAATTCTTTCTTTCTCTAGAGGACATCTCTTTTATCTCTGTGAGATTCCAACTTCCGTATATCTCTGATATAGCCGCCCATTCAGCGAATAACTGAACGTATGGAATGATATTAGAATTGAAACAACGTACCCAAATTAATGGATATCGTTACCTCACTTCCGCAATCAGGGCATTCCATGGTTACATCATCAAACTGTGGACCAGGTACTCGTTTGTTAATTTCTGAAATGATCTTTTTACGATCTACAATTGGAAGATTTTGAACTTGGAGTTTGCTGTATACAGGTGAACCGTTAATCTTTAACACTGTCTTCTCAAGAAGAATCGTGTTCATTTCTGCAGGAGTTTTATCTGCATTATTGATCAATTCTTTTTGAGCAATACCAGTTGGAAGTTGTACTTCAATCTCTCCAGCCTTACCACTAACAGTAAAGACTCTGTCTCCCACAGGATCTGTAAGAATCTTTGTCTTAATATCTTCGTTAATATCTACTGTTACATTTTTAAAGTCATTACAGCCTGAACAAAAGATAGACATATCTGTTGTTGAACCAAATGTTGCTTTCAAGATACCAAGAAGAATTGCATCTCGATCTCCTGTCAACATGTGATCAAGGATCTTATCGTCAGCCTTTAGGTCTCCAACTTTGACAGTTCCTCGTTCTAAGATAGTTAGAAGAGCCTTGCCAACATTTGCAGCCTTTGAAATAACTTCTTCATCTCGACCGTTCAACTCACGTACCTCTGCGGTCTGTAGCAACTCCCCAGCGGTTGAAATGTAACCGCCAGGAAGTTGTACAGTCGTATCTGAAGGAGCAATTATTGTTGGGTTGATATCTTTAGGAGACTCTTTAAGAGCATCCTTAATTAAGTTGTTTGCCAAGTCTGGGTTAGAGACTGCACTAATTGTGTTCGACATTATGTTCCTTTGCTAGTTGTTAGTGTGCGCCAGTTGCTGCTGAAGAACCGCCCGCTGCAGTAAATGCAGGAGCGCTTGTTGCTACATCTGATCCCCATGAGATGTCAAATCCTTCGTGAACCAAAGACATCTGTTCTACGAGAAGGGCGTTGTCACCAGCGTTAAGGTCAGAGTATGAGACTGAGGTTGGCCATGCGTTGTAAACCATAAAGCGCATAGCAACTACGTCTGTGGATGAGTCAGTAGCCGCAGCAGTTCCATCAGCGGTTTGAGCACCCTGTGGAATTGGGTGTGCAAGAACCTTAATCTCAACATCACAACGGAAGTTGTCTCCCGCAGCGCGTGAAGATCCACCACCTTGAACTGTTGCAAAAAGGGTCTTCATCCAATCCCAGTTTGTGCTTGTTCCAAGGATTACACCGCGTTGGAAGGTGATTGGAGCAAACGTTGTTTGTCCAGGGATCTGGTGAACAGTGGTGTTGTATCCACCCTCACGGTAAGGAATGGAGTCTGTAGTGATTGACATTCCTGAGATTGAGGTAAATCCAAATGTAACGGGAGGAGTAGCAAGGTGAGTCATAGCCGTATTAGCGTTTGCTCCACCAGCGTTTGGAAGTGGTGTGAAGGTAACGAGGTACCTAAAGTTGCGTAACGGATCAGTCGCAAGCGATGATCGGTTATTGTTGATTGTTGGCATCTGTTATCTCCTTCGGATTACGCCAGGGTCATTTGACTGAGGTTAAGTACTACAAACTCAGCAGGGTACTCAAGGGCAACGCCAACTTGGATGTTGACAATGCCATTTTGAATTGACGATGCTGTGTTGTTTGTTGCATCGCAGAGCACGTAAAAGGCTTGGGCTGGTGTTCCACCACGAAGTCCACCTTGGTTACGATAGTCGTTTAAGAATGAGGTAAACGCGTTTGTGATACGAGACCATAGGCGCTCATCGTTGTTCTCAAACAATGCGATTTGAGCAATACTCTTTAGGTTTTGCTCAATGTAAATAAGTGAACGGCGCATGTTTACATATCGGTTGGCTGTTCCATCTTGTAGGAGAGTACGAGCACCCATGACTACAACGCCAGCACCAGGAATTTGGCGAATAGCGTTTACTGGAGCAACTGAACCAGTTCCTGCTGATGGAAGTCCCAAGTTAAGGTTGTCAAGTTCAGTAGAGGTAAACGCACGCTCTAGTGAAATAACGCCAGTAAGTGGGAAGTTCAAACCTGCTGGAGCCTTAGATACACTCTTTGTGGCGTCTGTAGCAAGATACAGACCAGCAACTGCTGCTGATGGACCGACCAAACGGATTGCACCACTACCACGTCCAACAGGATCGCTGATGTAGGTGTGTGGGTAGTACACTGCGGTATGGCTGCTTGCAGTCAATCCCTGTGAGTAGGTGATCGCAGCATCAACAGTCTCTCCTGCAGGAGTTTCTGCAACAAAGAAACCATTGTTTGCTGCTGCCCAAGCAATTGCGTCGTTGATTACGCTGACAACGCCAGAAGCAAGGATGTCATTGATGTTAGGGATAAACATGACAAGGGCACGGTTTAGAGATGAGAATTCGTTCCAAACAGATGCGCTTGTTGATGCATAAGAGGTGTAATCCCCACCAACAACTGCTGATCCATCTGATCCACCTGTTAGTGGGTAAACTGCAAGAACAGGTGTTCCTGAAGCAAGATTACTAACTTTGATTACAGATGCAGCAGTGTTGTTGATAACTGTTCCAGCATAACTAGATGATGTTGAGTCACCAAATACAAGGTTTTCATAGCGCTCAAGAAGAACGTCTCCTGATACACCTTCTTTGTAAACTTCCACTGTGTATGTGCTAGATACTGATCCAGCCTTAACGTTGATGCGTAGGTTGTTACCGTCAGCACCACGGTTCTTTGCTGTGAATGTAGCGACTACAACGTTTCCTGATGTCTCAACATCAACTGTTGCAGCGGCTGCGTCACTGTGAAGGATACGCTTTACGTAAAGTTCGCGTCCTCCGTTATTAAAGAATTGAGCGACGCCAAACACTGCAGGGAATGTAGTGCTGTAGCCACCAAACTTTGAAGTAAATTCTGTCCAAGATTGAACGCGAGTCACAATCTCAGGACCTTGTGCAAATGGGGCAGCGATTGCACCAGCAGCACTTGTAGCAACTCCTTGAGCGAGAGGTGCTGGAAGTAGTGTCTCTGTTAGGTAGACACCTGCACGACCGTAAGTCATTCTTTCTCCTGTCTTGTTGTTGGTAGGTTCCGTATTATGAGGTTATTGTGATCGGATGAATAGGCGTAAAGTTAGGATGTGTTCCTCCTCGAACTTCATCCTGATAGCCTGTCATATTGACTTCAAGTGCCTTGTAGACTGCCGTATAGAGTTCTGGCACGATCTCACTGGAGATACGTACCGTGAATGCGTTTACAAATAAACGCTTTCCTGCTTCTGTGATATCTCTCTTTGAGACATCCAGAACATCAAGACGACGAACTGTGTTGTCGTTAGGTTGTAGCACACCAAACCGCAGTGGTAGTCGGGTGTACATTAATTGCGCGATGATCTCGCGGTCATGGCGAGGTTCACGTGCATAGGTTGTGACTTGGTAGTCAATGTTTACTGGGATAGGTTCGTGGATATACCAGTCGTTTGTATCCGAGTTAAAATCTGTAGTTCCATCAGGAAGTTTTGTTGGATCCTGTAGGTATGTAGGCTTAACAAGACCACGCATAGCACGACTAAAGTCTTCCGAGATATCTACCATATCGATAGTGATGTATGGGTAGTTTTGGTCTCTAATTTCCTGGGAAGGCTGACCAAACCACACGCCAACATTTCTGGTTGAATCGCCGCTTGCGTTGGAGCGTTGGTCTGTTACCTTCATGCCCAAAAGAAGATTGCGAAGAGCCTCATCCTCTGAAAGAAGAAATGTCATAGTCCGCCTCCTAGGTGTGCTAATAGGCGTCCAGTAAGAAACTCTTCGGCCTCACTCATGCGGTTTGAAAATCGGCGAATGGCGTAGGTTGGTCGAGTTCCTGGAGTACCGAACTCTAAGTCTTGCGCCTCATCAAAATGGGCTGGATGAACGTGGGTAGTAAAGCCACCTGTAGGGCTGTAGCGGACGTGTAGTCCACGAACGATGTTATGAGGCCAGCCTGATGCTCGTGCCTCTGCACGAAGTTGTGCTGACATGTAGCGGGTTGTGTCGTGGGCTGAACGGTGAACTGCGATATGGTGTGGGCTGGTCACTTCTTCTTGCCCTTCGCAACTTTACCGCCGATGTAGCCTGCGAGTAGTGCTGCGAAGATTGGCTGTTTTTCTTTAGGACGAAAGCCGAACACACCACGCATGAACTCTTCACGTTCATGCTGATTGTTCATTTCAGCAACTTGTTCGTACCATGGCTTATGCGCCATCACAACCCCTTTATCGCAACCAGTGGGAACTGTAGTCAGGTTACGCATGTAAGCCTGATGCTCTAAGGATAAAGAAAAAGCCCCACTTTCGTGGGGCTAAGTCTTACTTCTTTTCTTTTTTGACTTTCTTGGCTAAAGCCTTGTCCATCTCTTTATCCTCTGCACGAGATGGTTTCTTCTTATCCATCTTCTTGTCAGCCTTTTTAAACGCCTTCTTTTGTTTTGGAGTCATGTCTTCCATAAGTTTGGCGTCTTGTTTTGCGTCAGACTCCTTCTTAGCCATTACATGCCCTTCTTACGGTTTGTAATGACCTTTGGGTTTTTAGCCGATGATGCTTTCTTACCCTTACGAAGGGCAGCAAAGTCTGCAGCATCGATCTTCTTTGGATTACCGCCCATGGCAGCAATCTTCTTTTGCTTAGGAGAGAGACCGTCAGCCATTACTTGGCCTTCTTAGCACGAGCAGCCTTGCATGATGCACAGGTGCACTTACATCCTTTTGCTGGCTTTCCAGCCTTGCAACCACAACCACACTTAACGCACATAGTTACTTACCTTTCGATTGTTTTGAAGCCCACATGTTATCGATCAAGTTTGGGTATGGACGACCAGCCTTTGCTGCTCGTGCCTTTGCCGCACTCTTTGCCGATGATGACAGAGGTGTAGACTTTTTCTTTGGATTTTTGGTATTCCAAACTTCTTTAGCCATTATTTCTTGCCTTTGTTTTTCTTGGAAATAGCGGCAGCCTTTTTCTTGGCATCAGCCTTTGAAGACGCACCCCATGCCTGAAGTGACAATAGCAATCTTGTTGGCTCACCATTTGGCTTATGCTCAGGTCCTGGCATTCCACCCATTCGTGCAAGGAATGATGCACGACGAGGGTTGTCGCCCTTCTTTACTGGAGCCTTAAGATCAGACCCAGGATGAGACTTTTCGTAGGACTTACGGCCTGTTTCATTGAGGCCACCTTTTTTGTTTTTACCTTTTGAGGTTTGCCATGCTTCTGATGCCATGTTATTTCTTCTTACCTGCTTGAGCCATCTTTTCCATCTTGGCTTTGCCGTACTTCTTCATACCAGCAGCCGCTGCAACTGCAGCAGGATTTTTAGCGCCAGACTTCTTTGCTTCTTCTTCAACCTTCTTGAAGCGTGCTCCTGAACCTAACTTTGCTTTAGCCATTTTTCTTATGCCAATCTTTAGTGGCTTTTACGCCTTGGTCGATGGTCTTGACTTTTCCTTTTGTCTTCTTGGTTAAGTCAATCTTGTCGTACTTGCCCTTGTTGCCTGCATGGTCAACAATGACATCGCCCTTTTTGTTCTTCTTAATTGTATGGCCTTCGCCTTTAATCTTAATGGTCTTAGCCATTCTTTTTCGCCCCCATAGGTGCAGTCATCTTAGCGTGCTTTTCTTTGAGTTTGGCCATCTCAGCCTCATGCTTTTTAGCAAGGGCTTCTACCTCTAACCTGTGAGATTCTGGCTGCTTACCTGCCATGGCTTTTAATCCACCTCCATTAGGGTAAATAAGTGGCGCTGGTTCTAGTTTGTGCAACGCCACTTACTTATTGATTTTTCTTGCTTCGCTGATGCCGATCGCCAAGGCTTGCTTTCGAGATGTAACTACTGGTCCAGTCTTTGATCCAGAGTGCAAAGTTCCAGCCTTGTATTCAGCCATAACTTTTTCCACCTTGCCCTTATTAGGGGCAGCCTTCTTAGCCATGATCAGCCTTTCTGTTTATTTATTCAGCGTCGTCTTCGTCGTCATCCTCGTCGTCTTCGTCATCGAAGTCGTCGAAGTCAAAATCGTCTTCATCATCTGAGGCATCAGCATCGTCTGCATCTGACTCATCTGCTGGTGCTGCATCTGCTGTTGCGTCTGCTGCTGGTGCATCGGCTGCAGGAGCAGTTGCATCTGCAGGTGCTGCATCGGTTACTGCAGGAGCGTCAGTTGTTACTGGTGCGGCTGCTGCTGAAGCATCAGTGGTTGTTGCATCTGCAGGTGCTGCATCGGTTGCTGCAGGAGCGTCAGTTGTTACTGGTGCGGCTGCTGCTGAAGCATCAGTGGTTGTTGCATCTGCTGGAGCAGTTGTTGCGTCTGTCGCAGTTGCATCCGCTGCTGGAGCGGCTGTTGTATCAACTGCAGGTGTTGTTGTGTCGTCTGACATGTCACGCCTTTCTAGTTTGCATAGTCTTGGAATTGAGGGTAGTTGACCAACTCCTCAGGGTTAATCTGATTGCAGTCGATCTGTACCACACTATACCGTTCGGCGTACCGTCCAAGAGGGTTAACTTGCATAGGGCGAAATACAATTTGGTTAAACACTACGTGGTCTTTGACATGGTTGGTTGGGTTGGCAATCATGTCTGGGAGCATACGATTGAGATCGGCCACGGCTACCACGATCTTAAATGTGTCCGTGGTGTAGAAGCCTCGCTCGTTAGGAGAAGAGTCGCCACGAACGTGTTGAGCCATAATGACAGGCATATCAAATGGGTCGTTCCAACGAACGCCATGTCCTGGAGTTTGGCTTGAGACGTCGTAGATAGGGTCTACCCACGTGTCTAAGTTAGAGGCCAAGGCGTTAGGGTCAAATGTCCACCATTGAACCGTCGTTCCTACAGGAGAACGTAGTTCATCTACAATTCCCTCATCGTTAGAGGCAATTTCAAATGGGATTTTGAATCGTCCCTGTACCTGGGTTCCACGCATGGAACCTATTATCCTTTATCTTACCCTGGAAAAAAGGATTTACTTGGGAGCCTTTAAATATACGTCTTCTTGTTCCAAAAGAATTTCTTATATCGATCAAATAAGACACGGTTAAATTTACGCATATCAGCGTTGTATTTCTTTCGTTCTGCATCTCCCCCTAAAGAGGAAGACCAAGAATCACGCTTAAATGGAATAACCTGCAAAAATGGTGTTCCAGCAGGAATCATTCCTTCAAAGTTAGGGTCACGTAATTTGAGAAACATATTAAATGGGATAGAAAAATCGTCAGTGTCTACAATTCCAGACGCACAAACTATAGGAGAAGGCTCATGGTGTTGAGGCTCCATGACCATGATCGAATATCCTTTAGGTGTTTTGATAGACCAAGGTATGACGATTCTTACTGCGTAGTTAATATCTCGTGAGTACGGATGGTTTTGAAATTGCCCCATGCGTTGAAATGCAATTGCCTCATTATTGCCCCATTGAAAGTAAGGCCCATCAGAGGTTTGTCGCACGTAAATGTCATACGGAGTTTCCATGATGTATCCAGCCGTCATCATGTCCCACAGTGGCATGCAGCGTTTGATAGTGGCTGTAGGAGATCCGTCTAGCATTGGTTCTTTTTTTCCACTAGCCGAGAGGTAAGACGCTGCTTCTTTATACCATTGAGGTATGTATTCAGTTGCTGGCTTAGGCTTCTCTAATACGCCGTCTGGGTTGTGAGTGTCGGTAAAGATGATCTCCATCTAATGCTCCTTAGTTAGGGCACCACTGTAGCATGGCTATGTACTCGAACGTGCACTTGCTTTTGAAAATAGCAGTGTGTAGAGTCTGACTATATCAGCCTGTTGAGAGGATCTCCTTTTATGGCAAAATTGCCACCACTCGTAGTCTATTGGGCTCCCGTCATTTCTTCTTCTGAAGACGGGGAGTGGAATATGCTTTATCCAGAACCTACTCGATTATGGGAATCTATAATGAAGGATAAAAACCCAGCAAGAGGTTCTACTACTTACACCTCATGCCCTGCGGCAGTTCACCAATTTAAAAATACATTTGTATTTAAAAACGCTTTAGAGTCAATATATTCATACGACTTCACACAGCCTGGTGCTGAATACATGCAGCCAACGTCGTCAACTTACCTATCATGTGAGTTGACTAGGCCTCCTGCCGTTCTTACTGGGCCAACCATTGACTTTAAATTAAAGTACGTGTTTTTTGCTGAAGAGCCAGTCACCGCAACTTTTACCCCACCTATTTTTAGCAAACCAAAGTATTTTCAATACGCTTCTGTAGTGCCTGGCAAAATGGATATAGGAAGTTGGTTTAGGCCTTACACATTGGAGATGCAACTATGGGATAGTAAGGGAACCCTTACTTTAGAAGATGACGAACCTTTGTTCTACATAGATGTCAATACAGATCGAGAAGTCACACTAAAGAGGTTTAAAATGACTTCAAACCTTATTGCCATCATAGACCACTGCACAAAGTCTACTGATTGGATGGGTAGAGGAACACCTTTGGTAGACCGTTACAGAAAGTTTAGAGCCTCTAGAACTAATGACCTTGTGCTACAGGAGATAAAGAATAACCTTCTTTAGTTGCTACTAGCAGAAGCAGTAGGGGCACCAAAAGTATTTGTAGTCGCGTCATAAGGGCCTCCGATGTACACCAGAGTTCCATCAGGATACTCTACACATGTTTGACCTGTTACTTCTTGTGCGATATCTAGAGAGTCTGCAACAATGATGTTTGTTACAACTCCACTTTCAATTACTGCAAAGTTCATTGTTTCTCCTTAGATTAGAACGTAAAGTACGCCCTGTGTACCAGCGCCACCTGCTGTGCTAACTTGGCCACCGCCGCCGCCAGCACCATAACCAGAAGCAGAACCACCGTTTCCAGTTCCACCTGTTCCAATGCCACTACCGCCTCCACTACCGTTACCACTTCCGCCTGAGCCTGTGGTTCCCACAGTTAAACATGGAAAAATTGAGTTTGAGTTAATAGTAGTTTTACCAACAGTACCGTTACCGCAGGCTCCAGTTACTCCATTTGGACTACCAGCACCACCGCCTCCGCCCCAACCGCACTGATAACCTGCTCCACCGCCAGTACCTCCTGAAGCACTGAGGCCACCAAAAGTTGTGGTTCCACCAGATCCACCGCCGCCATTAGGGTACGTTCCACCGCTAGAGCCGTTGCCGATAACTAACGGCATTGACCCAGTTAGAGTCATTGCTCCGCCTGTTATTCCGCCAGATCCACCGCCACCTCCGCCGTAGAACGATCCGTGACCGCCGCCGCCACCGCCGCCACCTCCAACAAGTACTACCCAGGCGTATCCAGTCTGCGTAATTGTTTGCGATGAAGTGTAAGTAGTTAAAGTGCCTGTTGTATTGGCAACACTTTGACCTGTCAGAGTGATATTAATCAACACAGAAGAGCCTGATGTTACGTAATACTTTTGGCTTGTTGTGGTTGTTCCAATGTTGACTGTAGTTGTTCCACTTGAAAAAGAAATTGTAGACAATAGCGTAGATCCGCTAAAAAGAAGTAGAGAACCAGGCTGAGTGGTAACAATACTGTATGTTCCTGGAGTAAGTACTAATGCTGACTCGTATAAAGTGTTTGCTGAAGCAGCAGTTAGAGTTTGGGCAATTGTGTTTGCTCCACCTAAAGAAGAATAACTAAGAGCCATTATGACACTCTCCATCCGTAGGACGCACCTACATAAACTAGAACTGCTCCTGCATAGTTTTTATCTATTGACAAGTTCTGAGATACACCATTGATGTTTGTTCCACCGTTGTTAACGGTAATATTATTAGTTGCCGCTGATCCTGTGGCGTCAAAAATATGAATTTCATTTCCTAGTGTAGGAGATGAAGGAAGAGTCAATGTGCGGGCTGCTGTTGTATCCACCATGTAGGCGTTAAATGCGGCCAAAGTAATATTTGATGAAACTGCAGTAGCAGGAAATTGGCCCGATGCTCCTGTGGTTCCTTGAGTACCGTTAGATCCAGCAGTACCCTGAACACCCTGAGTACCTTGAATAGCGGTACCCTGGGTACCTTGTACACCCTGAACACCTTGCAGACCAGCGCCTGCATAGATGTCCCACCCAGTGCCGTTCCATCTCTTTACTGACATATTGTTATTCTCTCAGTTCTTTGAATGTTTGGGGCGCTTTACTCTGCAGAAGGTACTGTGAATTCATCCTTAACTGGGTCGTAGATCATTCCTACGCCAGCAAAGCGACCACGAAACTTTCCATTGTATGAAGTTTGCTTCCAAGTTCCTTCAAAGCCAGACTCTGCTAGTACTGCTTGACCTAGCGCTTCTTGTTCTGGAAAGTCTGTATTTCCTGTATGTTCAGAGTGATACTCTTCTTGATAATCCCAATGGTCTGGACCAATGCAGGAACCAATAGCGCAATTAGAGATCACTGTTACTTGTTCAACAATGTTATCTGAGTTTACTTTTGCAAAATGTGCCATGTTTTATCCAATCACCACTACAACGTATCCAGAACCGCCAGTGCCGCCTTGAGCGCCACCACCACCACCACCGCCGCCAGTATTAGCGGTAGCAGGAGAAGGAATTGAGCCGCCTGTGGCATTTCCAGCAGCCCCACCGCCATTACCTCCAGAGTTTCCAGTTCCACCAGTAACTGCACCACCACCACCGCCACCGCCTGCATAAAATACTGCTGAACCGCCTACTATTGTGTTTGACAATCCAACCCCGCCAACACCAGCAGTTGTTCCAGAATAGTTTCCTCCAACTGCTCCAGCGCCGCCACCGCCGCCTGAACCAGTACCAGATGCTCCACCAGTTCCGCCAGCATTTCCCTGATTTGTTATTCCAGAACCTGCTCCAATTCCACTTGCAGAACCTCCTCCACCTGAACCACCAGTAGCGCCATCATCTCTACCAGCAGTCGCGGCGTTACCCTGAGCGCCACCTCCGCCACCAAGTGCAATAACATTTGCAAGAATTGAGGAACTGCCGTTTCTTTGATAAGGATAGCCAGAGTTACTACCGCCACCTCCAACAGTTACGGTTTGAGTTCCTGCGGCAAGATAAAAAGATGTGTTGTAAATATATCCACCAGCGCCGCCACCTCCTCCACCATAAGTTGAGTTTGTGCCATATCCGCCACCGCCACCGCCACCTACCATCAAGATTTCGCAAGTTCCACCAACACCAATGGTGATAGATCCAGAACCAGTAAACTTGTAAATAGTCTTACCAGCACGAGAAGTTGTATCAATGGTAGGAGAACCAGTGGTAGCGGTAACTGTTGCTTTACCGATTCCACCAGCAGATACGGGCGCAAAAAATGGCATTAGATAGTCTCCAGACTACGCATACTTAATTGGGCCAGCAGCAAATACTGTGAATGCTGCAGAGCCAGTCTTAAGGACTGTAAATTGATAGATATCAACGGCAGATGCGTTACCTGCTGAAGGGGCAGTTCCACCTGACCACTTAACAGTGACACCTGATGTAGTTCCATCTACTTGATATGCGTTTGCATAATAAGCAGTTGTATTTGTGATCAGGAGCGAGAATGTAATTGCTTGGCCTGTTGTCATTACTGAGTTAAGCGTTGTTCCAGAGGCCGCTGTAATGTTGAGTGTACCGTTGCTTGTTGATGCAGTTGTAAGGTAATGCACAGCGCCGTTTGTTTGTAGGTAGGCTGTGTATCCAGCAAATGCTGTTGAGTTAATGTACCAAGACTCTACAGGCCAGTTAAAAACGGCGCCGTTTAATGATGGAGAAGAAAGAGTAAGACCAGATACAGATGTGGTAGTAGAGCCCAAAGCAAGGGCTGTAGAACCAAGGGTAGTAGTACCGTAGGCGTTAGTTCTGGCTCTTGTCATTTATGCTTCCTTTACTTAGCGGCTTCTTCAGCGGCAATACGCGCATCGTACATTGCTTGGTTTTCTCTAGAAACACCGATGCTGTACAAGTAATCAAGAGTAGGTGCTGTAAAACTCGTTCCATCCCATGTGGAGTACCGATGAGGAACTGATCCGTGATCGCAAAGGCAGACTACTGTATCTGATTGCTTATCAGCCTTTACTAGATCAAGGATCTCTTGACCATGGTCATCTTCTTTAAAAGTAGCAATATCTGTTACCACTCCGTTTTTAATAAAAGCGTGAGGACAGTATTCAATGTGAGTAGTTGGATTACATGCCATTTAAAATCTCCTTAAGACCAGTAAGTAACACGAGCGTAGCCAGTTCCACCACCACCGCCAGCAGAAGCGGCAGATGCACCTGTACCTGCACCTCCACCACCACCAGAGCCTGTATTAGCGGTTGCAGTTCCACCAGCAGTTCCATATGGGCCACCAGCACCACCACCGCTAGAGCCAGGGCTTGCAAGGCCTTGGTAGCCAATACCGCCTCCACCACCGCCACCAAATCCATTAATTCCTATTCCGCCACCGCCCATCCAAGATGTTGCTGAGCCGTTGTATGTAGTGCCAGGACTTGCTAAAGGAATTCCTCCTGCGCCTCCTCCGCCTCCACCGCCTTGATACCAACCTTCTACACCTGAACCACCTTGAGAGCCTAAACCAGGAAACGCAGAGCCACCAGCACCGCCTCCTGAACCACCATTACCGCCAGTGACGTTGTTTCCTCCACCACCGTAACCTCCTCCGTATGCAGTTGCTAATGAACCAAAAGTGGTATTTGATCCCGCACTTCCATTTGAAGAGGCCGCACCTCCAGAGCCGCCATTACCTACTGTTACAGCATAAGCCTGTCCAGGAGTTACGGAAATAGTTTTCCAAACTACTCCTCCTCCACCGCCTCCGCCTCCACCAACAGGGCCTGCGTAGTACCCACCTCCGCCACCTCCGCCTCCGCCTACCATAAATACTTCAACAGTTTGGCAGTTAGAAGGTACGGTAAAAGTACCAGTAGATAAAAACTCCTGAACATACTGGGATTTTGATCCCAAAGAAGATAATGTGACTGTCATTTAAGCGACCTTCCATCCATAAGTGGTGCCAGTAAAAACAAGAGTGGCAGAGCCATAGTTTACGTTAACTACAAAGTTTTGGTTAGAGCCTTGGATGTAGTTATATCCAGTAGTTCCTGCTGGAGCAACTGTAATGTTGTTTGTAGCAGCGCTTCCCTTAGCATCAAATACGCGAATCTCATCACCTTGGTTAGGGGACGAAGGCAGTGTTAAGGTAAATGCTGCAGAAGTAGTATCACAGAAATACTGGTACCGAGTTGCTGCAGTAGTTGCCCCTGAGATTGCTGAAGATGTCCATGGGGAAGTTGAGATTGTTGCCCATGTAGCGGTTGTGCCGTTTGATTGAAGCAACTGTCCATTTGTTCCAATGCCCAAACGACTTACTGTACTAGCGCCTGTGCCGACGATTAAATCACCAGCAGTTGTTACTGTTGACAGTGGCAATGAGCCATTAACTAAGAAAGAAGTAAACCAAACAACCTCTACGATATCTCCTGCAGATAGCGCAGTGAGTCCTGTGATGGCTGTTCCTGAGGTAGCAACATAGTCTGTTCCACGAAGGAGTTTAGTTCCGTTGAGGAATACGCTTTCAGTTCCTACTGTGTAGGTGACTGATACAGATGTTTCTCCACCTGTTGCTGTGTATGAGAAGAAGGTCTGGTTAGGGGCAGATCCTGCGGTGTTGTCAATCCAAAGGTCACCAGTGGTTGGGTAAGACGGTGTGGTGTTACCTACGAATACGCGGGTACCAACGGCACCGTCAGTGACGATGTGTGTACCGACTGGGTTATTTTGGGCCATCTTACTGGATCTGACTTCCGAATGCTGTTGCAGTAATGGCGTTGTTTGTGCCGCCTTGGACATACAAAGTATCGGCTGCTGTGCTGTACGCCATTGTGATACCTAGAGTAAAGGTTTGGGTTGTGTACGCTGGGACTGTCATGTTGTAGACAAGGGCTGTAGCAGCAGTATTTGTTGTTCCTGCTTTGTTACAAAACACGCTGACTGTTGCCGCTGCGTTGGTTGTGTTGCAGAGCACGATGCTCGATACAACTGCAGAATATCCTGATGGTACGGCGTAGAGAAGAGTGGCAGATGTGCCTGCCTGCGCCTGTCCAAGTTGAAGGTAGGAAGTTGCCAAGATGACTCCTTTAGAAGGTGATAAAGAAAGGGTAGAGAATAAGGGTTAGTTTGTACTGTTAAACTCTAAAAGGGTAAATAGAGTGACCCCATGAACTTGGTACAAAAGTCTATTTCTCAGGGCGGAAAACTGGCCCCAATTATCATCCCCAATTTTTTGAGCAATGGTTTGGGCCTTATGAACCCATCTGTCTATATCGACGATGATGGAGACATCTTGGTCAACCTTCGCCAGGTGAACTATACTCTCTATATCTCTGAAAATGATAAAAGATTCTTTAGTCCTTGGGGTCCTTTAACCTACCTTCATCCAGAAAAAGACCAACGTCTAGTCACTAATAACTTCCTCTGCCGTCTTGATAAAGACTATAACGTCATCAACTACACCAAGGTAGAGATGCTCAATCTTCATACTCCTATCTGGGAGTTTGTTGGCCTTGAAGATGCTCGCGTTGTTCAGTGGGATGGCGATTACTACATGATCGGTGTTCGTCGTGATACCACAACCAACGGCCAAGGTCGCATGGAATACAGTAAGGTAGAAATTGACAAAGAGAATTGGACTGTCAAAGAAGTTCAACGAGTTCGAGTACCTGCCCCACTACATGATGACACTTCGTACTGTGAAAAAAACTGGATGCCTATCCTAGATAACCCTTATCACTTTGTTAAGTGGGCTATGCCTACCGAGGTAGTTTGGGCAAATCCTAATTCTCCTGAGTGTAAGCAGACCGTAATTAACGACAATGTTCCACGGCCTCCAATTGATCAACGAGGAGGATCTCACGTTGTTTCTTGGGGCGATTACTACATCTGCATTACCCACGAGGTCAAACTCTGGAGAAATTACCTAAACCAAAAAGACTCAACTTACCGCCATAGGTTGATTGTTTGGGACAAAGAGTTTAACTTTGTTGGTTTAAGCAAAGAGTTTGCTTTTATGAGCACTCCTATTGAGTTCTGTGTTGGAGCCGCCATCATAAACGACAATCTATTGGTAAGTTTTGGCGTTCAAGATAACTCAGCATTTGTGTTAGAAGTTCCACACGCAATTGTAGATGAAATGATTGAAGAGGCAAAAACATATGTCAATTAACAAGTTAGCAACAGACGTTGCATTTGACTCTTTTAATCCTGAGAAGAACTTTGCTCTTGCTAACGCATACTATGATGCAGGTCAGTATGCCTCTGCTGCTGGGTTCTATCTACGTGCTGCAGATAGAGGGTACAAGACTCATCCTATAATTGCGTATTCTTCTCTTCTACGAATGTCTTTGTGCTTCAGTAAGCAGGAAGACAGAAATGCCACCGTCTATCAAAACACCTTGCAGGCTTTGACATTGATACCTGGTAGACCAGAGGCATATTTCCTCTTAGCACGCATTCATGAGCGAAATAAAGAATGGCAAAAAGCCTACACGTTTGCAGAACTTGGGCTTGCACACACAATTGCTACCTTCAATCAGCCTCTACCTGTGTATGTAGAGTACAACGGACCATATGTGCTAATGTTTGAAAAGGCTGTTGCAGGTTGGTGGTTGGGGCGCAAAGAAGAAAGCAAAGAACTATTCAACCACCTTTTAGATAACGTAGAAATGTCACAAGAGTACGTAAGCGGATGTATCAATAACTTAAGGTTGTTCTAATGTTTCCTAATTGGTTTCAATATACCTCACCATTTTTTGATCGTAAATGTCCTGACGTTCCTTTAAGAGCGTTGCAGATTGGCACTTACACAGGAGACGCCACTGAATGGTTGCTTATCAACCGTAATATCATTACTATTGATGATGTGGATACTTGGGCTGGAAGTGAAGAAGACCAGCATGATTCTTTAGACTTTTCGTCAGTTGAGCAATACTACGATTCTCGATTTAAAAACCAATCCAAAGTCATTAAAAACAAAATGACTAGTGATGAGTTTTTTAATCAAAACACAAAAACATTTAATTTTATTTATATTGATGGTAGCCATACCGCTTTACAAACCGCACTTGATGGTCTAAATGCATTTAAAGTCTTAGAGCCAGGTGGGGTTATGGCGTTTGATGACTACGAATGGCGTGAGGGTGGAAAGCCTTTTCTAGAGCCAAAAAGAGGAATTGATGCGTTTCTTTCTATCTGTGAGGGAGAGATTCAGATCCTAGAAACTGGATATCAAATCTGGGTAACCAAATGCTAGAAAATGCATGCTTTGAGGTATTCCACACAGATACGGGTAACCCACTTCGCAACAAATCTTATGAGTCAATCCTTAAGCAAATGTCATTTTTGCCTAGGCTTGGTTCTCTGACTATGTACCTAAATACTGCTGATAAGGTAGAAAACTTTGTCAACCTTCATCCAGAATTTAAAGTTAATACAGTAGAAGACTACTGCCAGCCAGGAGAAACCTTTCCTCCTAGTGCAGGAGTTGTAGGCGTTTGGGCAAGTAACTACATGGCTTACAAAAAGTTCTTACAGTCCGATTACGACACACTTATCTTTTTTGAGGATGACATTACTATCAGTAAAAACTTTCAACTAGTTATTGAGATGTACATGCGTCAACTTCCCGTTGATTGGGATTTCTTTTCTTTCTTTGTTCCTGATGATTCCCTGTTTGCGTACAACGAAGACCAGCACACTATTGGGGCGGAAAACGTTTGTATTTCGTATCAGCAGTGGTCATGTGCTGGCTACATGGTAAGCCGAGAAGGTGCACGAAAGGCTGTAGAGGACGTAGAGTCACGAGGAATTAACTGCCCAGTAGATTGGTACATCTTTAACTTTCGAATGAAAAAAGAAGATAACCAAAAGACGTTCTATACCTACACACTTAAGCCAGGAAACTATCGCCCAGTAAACTTTCTAAAAGGCGCAGCAGAATACACACAGATTCATAACGGAACTACAGAACTACTAAACTAGTTACATTCCACCAAAAAGCAACGCTGTAACTGTTGGATCTGCTGAGACTTGTCCCATAACACCCTGCACACCCTGTGTTCCTTGGGTGCCCTGAACGCCCTGCGTACCCTGCGTACCCTGTACACCTTGCGTACCTTGAAGTCCTTGCGTGCCTTGAATAGATAGGCTCTGTACGCCTTGAGTACCCTGAACCCCCTGTGTACCCTGCGTACCTTGAAGTCCTTGAGTTCCTTGGATAGACAGGCTTTGTACACCCTGTGTTCCTTGAGCACCAGTCGTACCCTGTACACCTTGAGAACCTAACGTTCCTTGTGCACCTGTATTACCTTGAATACCAATTGCACCATCAAGGTTAACGGTCCATGATGTAAAGGTTCCAGAACCTAGGCTGCGGGTGACGTTGACTGTCAATGAGCCTGTGCCAGAGTTATACGCAGTAACATCTCCGTAGATGATGTTAGAGATAGTGTTGGCAATAATTACTGACTGACCTACTGAGTAAGAAAGGTTAGTTGCAACTGTAAGACTTTGAGAACCAGACGCTGGAAGAGTAATCGAAGTTATAGAAGATGTTTGGTACTTATCTCCTGCTGTTCCTTGTGAACCAAATGTTCCTTGAAGACCTTGAGTACCCTGTGTTCCTTGGGCGCCTTGCGCACCAGTAGTGCCTTGAACGCCCTGCACACCCTGCGTGCCTTGTAAACCTTGTGTTCCTTGGATAGAAGGACTTTGCACACCCTGAATACCTTGAACGCCCTGGACACCCTGTGTGCCCTGTACGCCTTGTAGACCCTGTGTACCTTGAATAGATGGACTCTGTACACCTTGAATACCCTGAACACCCTGTACGCCTTGTACGCCCTGAGTTCCTTGAGATCCCTGCACACCTTGAGAACCAGTAGTTCCCTGAGAACCTTGAACTCCCTGCGTACCTTGCGCTCCAGTTGCACCAGTAAATCCTTGTGCACCAAGTGTTCCTTGGGCACCCTGCGCACCTAGCGTGCCTTGGACACCCTGTGTGCCTTGCAAACCTTGAACACCTTGGGCACCAGTTGCTCCTTGGCTACCAAGAGTTCCCTGAACACCCTGTACGCCTTGTACACCTTGTGTTCCTTGAACGCCCTGAGTGCCTTGGACGCCTTGGACTCCTTGGACTCCTTGAACGCCCTGTGTACCTTGGATACCTTGGTAGTTAACTTGAGTGACGCGAACAAACGCTCCAGCAGACGCAGGAACTGGAGATGCTGCTGCTGCATAATTTAAATATACGCTCGTGGAATCTGCGTTCCAGTAAACTTCGTAGTAATCGCCAGCAGTTGCATTAACTTGCCACACCCAGTTAGTCAATGTTGGGTTGGTGTTAGTTACCTCAGAGTCAAAGGCTGTAGATGCTGCAGTGGCACCGTTCTTAACTAACCAAAAGTTTGCTGTGTGATTTCCTGGGCCAGTTAACGCAAGTTGACCAGCAAAGTCAATCATGTATGTGCCAGTTACAGGCATTGTTACACGAGTAAGGTGCGTTCCATTCGTAACAAGAGTTACACCGTTATTGATATTGGTAGTGTCAAAAATAACTGCTGCTCCGCCAGTTGTGGCGCTTTGATCTGCAGTTGAGTAAAAAGAACCATAGTTAGAGATAACGCCACCAGCACCAGTGGCACCAGTTGCTCCTTGTGCACCTACACCAGATGTTTGGGCAAAAACAATGCTATCTGTACCAATACGGATTGAACCATCTGAGTTTGATCCATTACCAATTTCAATCCATACAGTTTGTCCATATGTATTTCCATCAGTTACAAAGATGTAGTCGCCCTCTTCAACCTGACCAACAACATGGTTGTCATAGTCAGTGGCGCGGGTAATCTTCCAAGGTCTACCACCAGGGTTGTTCTTACCAGTATCAGTTACTGTGTAAACACCATTTTGCTTTTGGTCAGCCTGACCTGCAATGAGGAGACGGTCACCAACAGCCAGATTTGGTGTTGTGTACCCGTCTACAGAAAGTACGGCGTTAGTTCCAGCCTGAATGTAAGCGCCTACACCAGTTCCATTTTCGGCATCAGCAGATCCAGCATAGTATGTACAAGAGTTATCAAGGGGCGTTGTTTGAATTGCCTCTACAGATTGGTGAGCATTCTGTGAAGATACAGGTCCTACAGCACCTTGAATACCTTGTGTTCCCTGAACACCTTGCGTGCCCTGAACACCTTGTGTTCCCTGTACACCTTGAAGACCTTGTACGCCTTGAAGACCCTGTACACCTTGTGCTCCTGTTGAACCAACCGTTCCTTGCACACCTTGTGTGCCTTGGGTTCCTTGTGCTCCTTGAGCACCGAGCGTTCCTTGTGAACCAGCGGTTCCTTGCGTACCCTGTAAACCTTGTACGCCTTGAACTCCTTGGACACCCTGAGTTCCTTGCGCTCCCTGAGCACCAAGTGTTCCCTGGACACCCTGAGTTCCTTGGGTACCTTGAACGCCTTGTGCACCATTATAGCCTTGAGTACCAAATACGCCTTGAGTACCCTGAACTCCCTGTGTACCTTGAATAGCAGTTCCTTGTGTACCCTGGGTACCTTGAACTGTAGGAACATCTACATCAATTGTCTTGTTTGTAGAGTGGTAAGTAAACGAAATGTTGGTTTGTGTTCCGCTTGTTATGGCGTTATACACATGTTCAGGAGTTGAATATAGATTTTGAACACCTTCTGGAAGATCGTCAGTAGACCCTAAAGCCGCCCCTGAAATAGCGGTAGAGACTTCCTCAGCAGATACACCAGAATCATTCCAGTTAGTTCCATCAAAAATACGAATCTTTTTAAAGACCGTGTTGTAGTAAGTGTCTCCAGCAGAATGGCCCGTAGGGTCGCTTGTTAGGTGCAAAAGACCTAGCGGTACGACGTAACTACGGGCCATCTGTAAAACTCCTCACTTAGTACTGAAATATTGCCTTACGTAAAGTGAGTATTATGCCTTTACTACTACTCGGTAAGACTTCGATGTAACTGGAGCAACTGCAAATCCTACAGTCACTGATGTGGTAGTTACATAAGCAACGTCTGTAACAACTTCCATCTTGGTTGCTGTATCCCAGACTGTGACCATGATGTCTTCAGTTCCAAGGTTGTGAGTGATTGGGAACTGTGTAGTTCCAGATGCTCCACCATCGGTTGAATCTCCAGTAATGGTTGTTGCATAGGTTCCAAGTTGACCAGAGAGACCCTGTACACCTTGTACGCCTTGCGTTCCTTGGGTTCCTTGAGTTCCTTGGGTACCTTGAGAACCAGTGGTTCCCTGTACGCCAGTAGCACCGTCAAGGTTTACTGACCATGAGGTAAAGGTTCCTGAACCAACAATGTCCTTAACATCTACAACAAGAGTGTTAGTACCTGATGTGTAACTGACTACAGTTGCATGCATGTACGCTGCATCGCTATGTGCAATTACTACGTCTTGAGCAACTGAGTAAGAAAGGTCTGGATCATCTAGAACAAAACTTACGTTAGTTGCTACAGCAACTGCGTTAGAAGTTGAAGATGATGTACGGTAGCGGTCAGAGTGCCCCTGGGTACCCTGAGTACCGTCGGTACCCTGTGTTCCTTGAGTTCCATCTGTACCCTGCGTTCCCTGTGTACCATCGATACCTTGGGTTCCCTGAGTTCCATCTGTTCCCTGAGTTCCCTGAGTTCCGTCAGTTCCCTGAGTGCCTTGGACGCCTTGAGCGGCAAGTAGGTCCCAGTATCCCTCTACTCCACCAGGAGTGTAACCAGCAGAGGTGTAGACATTGCGGTACCAAAGTTGTCCGCCGTAAGTAACAACGTCACCTGTTGTGTAAATAACTCCTGGGTCATAAGCACCGAGGTAGTTCCAGAGAGCGGCAGTACCTTGAGTACCATCGGTACCTTGGGTTCCTTGGGTTCCGTCTGTACCTTGGGTACCTTGAGTACCATCTGTACCTTGGGTTCCCTGTTGTCCATCAAGACCCTGAGTTCCCTGAGTACCTTGGGTACCGTGGGTACCCTGAGCACCTTGAGTTCCGTCAGTACCTTGTGTTCCTTGTGTTCCCTGAGTTCCCTGAGCACCTTGTGTGCCATCGGTTCCCTGTGTGCCTTGGGCTCCATCAGTACCTTGTGTTCCCTGTGAACCTGTAGTTCCTTGAACACCAGTAGCACCATCAAGGTTAACAGTCCAGTATCCACCAGTACCTGCGCCAATGTAATCTTTGATATCAACGTTAAGTTCATATGTTACGTTGTTGTAAGAAACTACTGTAGCGTGGATAAGATTTGCAGTATCAGCAGCAATAACCACATCTTGACCAACTGAGTAAGAAAGGTCTGCATCAGCAAGTAC